GCGGAGAATGCCTACAAGAGCCCGCTCAAAGTGGCGCGCATTCTCGGGCTGCCGTATCGCGATGGCGGCAACGGGCTGACGGAACGGCAGCATGCCGCGCTGTCGAAATACGCCGAGGTCGTTGGCCGGGAGCGCTGGGTGCGGGCGACGCCAAAGGACAGACCGCAGGCGCTCGACTTTCTGCAGGCGCGCGGGATCGGACTGAATGTGCGGGAACTGACGGACAAGCAGGCCCGCGACTACATCGCCGATTTCAACCGCAACCGTGAAGCGCTGCTGAGCATCGGGGACAAGGTGAAGCTTGGTGAAGGGAAAAGCGTCGGCGATGCCTATGCGCGCGCCGCGATCTCCGCCATCGATCAGCTGGTCATCGCTGATCGGGATATCGAGGCGGATCGGCTCGGCATGGTGCGCGTCGGCGCCGAAATTCTGGCGTTCCTGCACTTCGGGCCGGATCAGCCCGACCGGCGGAAGCTTCGCGGTCACGTCTATGAGCGTTCGACATGGTCGCACGACGAAAAGGAAATCGAAATTCTCTACGATGACGGCAATGGCGGGACGCGCGGTCCGAACCGTGAGAAGCCGGAGCGCGGCTGGAAAGGGCGCCATCGCAGTCTTGCCGGGGGATAAGCTCGCCGTCGCGTTGACGACTCGAATTTCGTGCACTATCGGTCGTAATTGTAAGTCGCCAAATTGCGCCCGGATCATTTCCGGGCGTTTTGCATTTCAGGGTGGCGGCGATGGAATTCGATCTCAGCGACTTCGAGCGGAAGGCTTACGAACTGAACGGTGCGATTGATCAAGTGCCGTTTGCGCTGGCCAATGCGATGTCGCGCGCGGCATTCCAGACGCGCGAGTTCATGGTCAAGGATATGTGGCCGCGCTACGTCGAACAGCGCAACCGCAACTTCCTTCGTGCCTCGCTGCATATCGAGAAGGCGACGAAGCGCAACCTGCGTGTCGAGATATTCGACGAACTGAACCGTGGTCACCTGAAGCTGCACGCTTACGGCGGACTGAAGAAGGCGCGTAAGCGACTGGCTATCCCTCCCAAGGGCTCGGTGCGGCGCACGTCGCGCGGTGTGATCAAGAGCCAGACGCCGCGCGCGATCATTGATCGCACGCCGAAGCGGGCGCTGCGCATCACGTCGAACGGCATCTTCGTCGGTCAGGGTGGTAGGCTTCACCTTCGCTACGCATTCAAGACGTCGGCCACTGTGCGGCCCGATGTCCCGTTCATCCCTGAGTTTCGTCGCATGATGAAGGAAGAAGCGCACCGCAACTTCCCGAAGGCGATGGTCAATGCCATGCGGACCCGTCGAAAATGACCGGCATCACCCCGAAAAAATCCCTGGGTCCTTCCCCTAGGGGGGTGCCAAACGGGGAACGCGCGACCCCGGGGGGTGCGCAGCGCTAGATTTTCTATAGGGGACTCCGCCACCAACCCGCTGTTATTGCAGCACTAATCGTTTAGGGCGCTGAGACTCACAAATCGTCACCGGCGCGCTGCGGAGAGCGAAAGCGGCGATCGGCGGCTCGCTGGAATGGCCCGCCATGAAGCTTCTAATCGCGTCTGAAACCGCGCGTTTGGACAGCTTTCAGAGGGGGGACTCCGGTTCTAAAGAGGGGACTCCGGTCGATGGCGACGCAGGTTGAAGCGGCACGGCATATCGATCTCGGTGAGCGGCGGTTTCGCGAGCTGATCGAAGCCGATGTCTTCAAGCGCATGCCGCCGGGTCAGTACGATCTTGATGCGGTCCGCATCGCCTACATCCGTCACCTTCGCGAAATGGCCGCCGGCCGTGGCGCCGACAACGACGCGCGGCTTTCGGATGCGAAGGTCAGCCTGACGCTAGAACAGCGCGACAACATCGCGATCAAGAACGCCATCGCACGCGGCGAAGTCGTCAGTGTCGATGAGGTCGGCAAGCAGGTCGAACGGGACTACGCGGTCGTTCGCGAACGGCTTCTCGCCATCCCGGGCAAAATTTCGGATTCGCTGGTAGGCGGCGAGCGGGAGGACATCGAAGCGCACCTGGCCGATGAGATCGCAGAGGCCTTGCATGAACTCCATGACCCCGATGCCCTCACCGATCGGGCGCGAGGAACTGGCGAGGCGACTTCTGAGAGCCCGGCAGGCTCTGAAGCCGCCGCCGCGTCTGAACGTAGTTGAGTGGTCAGATCGCTATCGGCGCGTTGCCGCCAGAACATCGGCTAGCCCCGGCCAGTGGAAGACCAGCGCACAGCCCGTGTCGCTCGGACCGATGCTCGCGATTACCGAAAGGGATACGCACACCGTCACGGTGATGGCTGCAACGCAGGTTCTGAAGACGGAATTCCTGCTGAACACGGCATGCTACTTCATCCATCAGGATCCGAGCCCGATCCTGTTCATTCAGCCGACGCAAGGTGCTGCGGAGAGCTTTTCGAAAGAGCGCTTCGCGCCGACGGTTGCGGCGACGCCGATCCTGAAGCAGCTGATCGAACCGGCACGGTCCCGCACCAGTGAAAACACGGTTACGCATAAGGCCTATCCTGGCGGCGCCATTGACTTCGTCGGGGCGAACTCTCCGACCGACCTTGCGTCGCGTCCGAAGCGGATCATTCTCGCTGACGAAATCGACAAGTACCCGCCGAGCGCGGGTTCTGAAGGCGACCCTCTCAAACTCGGCGAAGAACGCGCATCGACTTATCATGCGCTTGGCCGCGCAAAATTCGCGCGTGCGTGCTCGCCGACGGAAGAAGGAACGTCGCGCATCGGGCGCGAATATGCCGCGAGTGATCGACGAAAGTGCTTCATCGCATGCCAGCACTGCGGTCATGAGCAGGTTCTGAACTGGTCGCACGTCACGTGGGATAAGGGGCCAGGCGGCGAGCACCTTGCCGATACGGCGGCAATCCGGTGCGAAAGCTGCGGCGTCGTGTGGAGCGAACGTGACCGGCAATCGTCTCTCGCTGCGCTTGCTGATCGCTCGGACAAGGGTTGGCGTCAGACGCGAGAGTTCTTCTGTTGCGAAGAACTTCGTGTTCCCGATCGCTGGACTGCGGCGGGTAGAGCCTATTGCAAGGTCTGTGAGAAGCCCGCGCCGTATAACGGACATGCCGGCTTCGTCGTATCGAAGCTGTATTCCGCGCGCCATCGCCTTGCCGAGATCGTCCGCGAATTCCTAGATGCGCGCCACGATGCGGAGCTGCTGCGCAAATTCACGAATACGGCGCTTGCCGAACTGTGGAAGCCGCGCGGTCGTGAAGGCCTGGATGGCACCGGCCTCATCTCGCGAGCGGAGAATTACGGGCCGGACGATCTCCCCGATGAAGTGCAGGTGGTCACAGGCTTCGCGGACGTCCAGGGCGACCGTCTTGAAGTGCAGGCCATCGCGTGGGGAGCCGACGAAGAGGCATGGCCGTTCCTCTACGAAATCATTCAGCAGGATCCTGCGCAGCCAGCGGCCTGGAAAGAGCTCGACGCGCTGACGAAGCGCATCTTCAAAACGAGGGAAGGTCGGCTTCTGCGCTTCGCGGCGTTCGGAATCGATACCGGCGGTCATCACGGCGCGCAGGTCTATGCGTTCTGCCGCACGCGCCGCCGGCGTCGTATCTTTCCGACCAAGGGTTTTGCGACCGGCCCGCTCTGGACGCCACGGCCGTCGCGATCAAAAACGAACGACGCGTTCTGGAAGATTGGTACGAACGCCGCGAAGGATGCCGTCTATGCCCGCCTTCGCATCAATCCGCCGGAAGCCGGGCAACGCAAACCTGGCTACATCCATTTTCCGGCACAGGACAATTTCGGGCCGGACTACTTTTCGCAACTGACCGTCGAAGTCCGAGAAACGCATCGCCGCGGCGGTCAGCCATACACCGTCTGGGTTTGTCCGGAAGGCAAACGCAACGAGGCGCTCGACACATTCGTCGGCTCGCTCGCAGTGCGGCGGTCGCTGCCACGCAGTATCGAACGCACCCTTGAATTCTCGCTCACGGATGATGCTGGACCTTCCGCCCAGGCGGAGGGCGAACACCAATCGATCGATCCGACGCCGCCGCGTGCGCCGCGCCCGCCTTCGCGAGGAAAATTCCTGCCACGCCGCACCGGCTGGCTGAAATGAGAGGACTGGAAATGCCTGAAACTCAGACACAGACCGACAATCAGAATTCGAACGCAGCTGCGGCGGGCACCGGCGGTGCCAGCGGCACCACCACGGCTCCGGCGGCGGCGCAGGCCGCGCCGCAGTCTGGTCCGACCGCAGCCGCGACCAATGAGAACGACGCTGTTCTCGAACTCGCGATGAAGACCGACAACGAAAAGCTGATGCGGTTCGGCCACGTGTGGAGCTATCCCGGTGCGCCGATCGACAACAGCGGTTCGAATCTGCGTCTGCCGACCGAATATGTCACCGATGAGCAGGTGCAGAAGGCGCTGGCTGCAGGCGAGCTGCAGGCCTTGGTCATCGAGCCGGGCGGTCGTGTGACCGTGGTCCAGATCGCTTCGGACGAACAGCCGAAAGTGATCAGCACGGTGCAGGCCGGTACCGCTGAAGTCGGTACGGAACTGCCGCCGGGCTCCACTCCGTCTCTGGACGCGGCCATGCAGCAGCCCGCCGATGATGCACCGCGCGGCAAGGGTTCGCGCAAGGGTTCGCGTTAACGCGGGACTGAGCAATGCCGACGAACGATCAGGTGCAGGCGCGGCTCGAAGCGATCGAGACCGCGCTTGCGTCGGGGACCACGCGCGTTTCCTATGACGGCAAGAGCGTCGATTACCGCACCGTCAGCGAAATGCGTTCGATCCGCGATGCGCTGAAGCGACAGCTCGGGCTGCCGGTTGCCAAGCGCCGCACCGTTGCCGGCTTTACCAGCGGATTCTGACGTGAAACCCAACTGGCTTGATCGCGCCATTCTGGCCGTGGCACCGCGCGCCGGAGAGCGCCGCATTGCCGCGCGGCAGCGCGTCGATCGCATGGCCACGACGCGCGCGCTCTATGAGGGTGCCAGCATTTCCCGCCGCACGCAGGGATGGCGGGCGACCGGGACCGATGCGAATACCGAGACCCGTCATGCGATCGGTCGCTTGCGCAACGTCGCGCGCGATATGGTGCGCAACAATGGCTATGCGGCGCGGGCGAAAACCGTGATCCAGCATAACGTTGTCGGCACCGGAATTCTGCCGCAGGTCACTGCCGACAGCGAGAGGCGGGCGGCCGCCGTCAAGAAGCTTCTGAAGCAGCATTTCGAATCGACTGACATCGATGCCGATGGCCGCCATAACCTGTACGGTCTGCAGGACCTCGCGATCGGCACCATCGTTGAAGCCGGCGAAGTCCTGATCCGCATGCGGCCACGCCGCGCCGAAGACAAGCTTGCGCTCCCGTTCCAGCTGCAGGTTCTCGAGCCGGACTTCATCGACAGTTCGGTCGAAGGCGTTCTTTCGAACGGCAATATCGCGGTGCAGGGCGTCGAATTCGATCTGATCGGCCGTCGCGTCGCCTATTACCTTTTCGATCAGCATCCCGGATCGATGTTGCCGGGTGTTCGATCCGGCTTCCGGGGCACGCGCGTGTCCGCTGACTTTGTCGCGCATGTGTTCCGCGTCGATCGACCGGGGCAGGTGCGCGGGGTGTCATGGTTCGCGCCGGTCATGACGCTGATGCGCGATTGGGCCGACTATCGCGATGCCCAGCTGATCCGGCAGAAAATCGCCGCGTGTTTCGCCGCTTTCGTGACCACGGAGGACGACGGTGTTGATCCTGGCGCTGTCACGGAAACGCAGGATCCGGAGAACGGCTACCAGTATGCCGCGACATCGCCCTCCGGCATTCCGGTCGAACAGTTTGAACCCGGCATGATCGAACGCCTGCGGCAGGGTGAGAGCGTTGAATTTGCCACCCCGCCGACGACGCAGGACTTCGCGCCTTATGCGTCGGAGACGTTGGGTGAGGCTGCCGTCGGCCTTGGCATTTCGCGCGAAGCGTTCACCGGCAATCTCTCCGGTGTGAACTATTCGTCGGGGCGGATGGGCTGGCTCGAATTCGGGCGCAATATCGAGTCGTGGCGCTGGAATATGCTGATCCCGCAGATGCTGGGAGCAGTCGATCGCTGGACGCATCAGGCGGTCGCCGTCGTGACCGGTTCTACCGAACCGTGGTCTCTGACCTGGACGCCGCCGCGGCGCGAGATGATCGATCCGAGCGTCGAAATCGACGCGGCGAAAAAGGCGATCCGCACCGGCTTGTCGAGCCGCAGCGAAGAACAGCGCCGTCTCGGTTACTCGCCGGAAGAACTGGCGGCCGAACAGGCGCGGGACAACGAAGTCGCCGACAAGAACGGTCTCATTTTCGACAGCGATCCGCGTCGAGTGACCGATAAGGGCGTGTCGCAAAAGATCGCCGATCCGAACGCGCCCGATATCCCCGATATCGCGACCGCCGCTTAACGAGGACATCATGCCTGCACCAGCAACGCGCAACGAGCGCGACGACGTCCGCTCGCTTGTGATCAACGGACAAATTCTGATCTACGGCGTGATCGATTCAACGGATTGGGACGGATCGATCCGTGCGATCGATGTCATCGCCTCGCTCGCTGAGCTGAGCGATCGAGACACCATCGTGGTGCGGATCAACTCACCCGGCGGCTCGGTGATGGAAGGTCTCGCGATCTTCAACGCGCTGCGTGCTTGCGGCAAGAAGATCGAAGTGCGGATCGACGCCATGGCGGCGTCGATTGCGTCGGTCATCGCGATGGCTGGCGACACGATCATCATCGCCGACAACGCCAGCATGATGATCCACGATGTCTATGGTGCTGTGTTCGGCGGCTCTGAAGACATGCGTGACATGGCCGATGAAGTCGATCGGCAGACGCAGATCATCGTCGATATCTATTCAAAGCGGACCGGCCTCAGTCCGGAGGAAATCCGCGCGATGATGTCGCAGGAAACCTTTCTCGGCGCTGCGGAATGCGTCGAAAAGGGCTTCGCCGACCAGATCGCCGAAGCGCTCCGCACGGCGGCTTACGCACCGCTGAAGAAAGAAGATTTGGCGCGCATTCTTCGTGCGCCCGCACAGCTCCGGGCCCAGAGCCCGGCCCCCGCGGCACCCGCCGCATCACCCCAGAGAGGACAAGCTATGCCTCAAGCGACCACGACGGCGGGCACGATTCCTGCCGAGAATACCCCGGCTCCGCCGCCTGCACCGGCCCCTGCGGCCGTCGCCGGCGCGCCGGTCACGGTCAACGTTGACCAGAACGCTATCCGCCAGGAAGGCGTGCGTGCGGAACGCGAACGCGTTGCCACCATCAATTCGGCGGTGCGTTCGGCCCGTCTCAGCCAGGACTTCGCGGATGAAATGATCCGCGACGGTGTCACGGTCAATGACGCGCGCCAGCGCATCATCGACAAGTGGGCCGAAACCCAAAATGCCAATGGCGGCACCGCGCCGTCGCATGGGCAGGTCACGGTCGTGGCCGATGCCCAGGACAAGTGGCGTCAGGGTGCGGAGCAGGGCCTCCTGCTGCGGGCCGGCATGCTCCGCGGCGAAGCGCTTCAGAACGCGCGTGGTAATGAGTTTGCGGGGCTCACCCTCGCCGAACTCGCCCGTTCGTTCCTGACCACGGTCAATGTCCGCAGCGGCCAGATGGACCGCATGGCCATGATCGGCCACGCCTTCACGTTCCGGAACGCGGCCGGCATGCATTCGTCGTCGGACTTCGGCAACGTGCTCGGCAACGTCGCGCACAAGGCGATGATGATCGGCTACCAGGAAGCCGAAGAGACCTTCGATCAGTGGACCGCGAAGGGGACCGCGTCGGATTTCCGGCCGATTTCCCGCGTCGATCTCAACCTGTTCCCGGGTCTCGACAAGGTGGAAGAGGGCGCCGAGTACAAATACGGCACCATCGGCGATACCGGCGTTTCGGTTCAGATCGCGACCTACGGCAAGATGTTCGCCATCACGCGTCAGGCGATCATCAATGACGACATGTCGGTGATGACGAAGATTCCGCAGCGCATGGGCCGCGCTGCGAAGCGGACGATCGGCAATCTGGTCTACGCGATCCTGAACAGCAATCCGGTCATGCAGGACAGCGTCGCGCTGTTCAATTCCGCTCACGGCAACTTGGCGGCATCGGGCGGCGCTCCGTCGGTTGCCACGCTCGGCGCCGGCCGGGTCGCGATGTCGCGGCAGAAGGACCCCGACAACATCGTCGCGGGTCTGAATCTGCGGCCGAAGTTCATGCTGCTCCCGCCCGAGCTGCTGGACCTTGCCCTGACCATCATCAACTCGGAGAAGACGCCGGGTGATGCGGCGGGAACGCCGAACCCGGTGCGCAACATCGCGACCCCGGTTTCGGATGCGCGTCTTGCCGGAACGGCGTGGTACTTCGCCGCCGATCCGAATGCGGCCGACACCGTCGAAGTGACCTACCTCGACGGCAACAGCGAGCCGTTCCTGGATCAGCGCGAAGGCTGGAGCGTCGATGGCACCGAGTTCAAGGTGCGCCTCGATGCCGGCGTGAAGGCGCTGCACTGGCGCGGCCTGTACAAAAACCCCGGCGCGTAAGCGGCGGACCTCACCCCAAATCGTAGCGCGAAAGGCCCGCTCCGGCGGGCCTTCGCATATTCCGGAGAACTTACGTGAAAAACTTCATTCAGGACGGCGAGAACATCACCGTTCCCGCGCCGTCGGGCGGCGTGTTGTCCGGTCAGCTGGTCATCATCGGCTCGCTGATCGGTGTTGCGACCTTCGCGGCGGCTGCTGGCGCGCCGACTTCGGTCAAGACCAAGGGCGTCTTCGAACTGGCGAAGGTCAGTGCGCAGGTCTGGACCGTCGGTGCCCCCATCTATTGGGACTCCAACGCCAGCAATGCCACGACGACGGCGTCCGGCAACACGTTGATCGGCTACGCGACCGAAGCGGCGGCGAACCCGTCGGCTGTTGGCCGCGTCCGCATCGGCTGATCCCATGATCGACTTCTCATCGCTGGTGCTTGCGCCTGCGATGAACACCTTTGCGAGACCGGCGACTGTCACGCCGTCGGTCTCGCAACCAGGCGCGCCGGCTTATGCGGTGCGCGGCATCTTCACACGTCAGAATATCGACGTGCCGGTCGAAGACGGAATCATGTCTTCGGCCACTCTGACTTTCGACGTGCGTCTTGCTGAGATTGTCCAAGAACCGGTCCCCGGCGACCGCCTGGCGCTGGATGGCGTCAATTATCTCATCGACGACACGGATTTTGACGGTAATGGCGGCTCTCGCTGGACGCTGAAGGCGCTGTCATGACAACGATCGCGACGCAACTGCGGGACGATATCTATCAGCGTCTGGAATCACTGGCTGGATATGAAGCACGCCGCAAGACACCGGTCGCCCAGCTGCAGCCGAACAATCTGCCGTGTCTCTCCACATTCATTCTCGGTGAGCAGCTTCAGCCGGACGGCGATCCTAACGCCGGCGAACTGAAATTCGTCTCGACCGTCACGATCGGGATTTCCGTCGTGCGCGGCTTCGACGATCCCGCGACATTGTCGGGTGACATCGATAGCGACGTCGACAGGATCGAAGATAGGCTTTTCACCGATCCCGAATTCATCAGCTTCGGTCCAAATGCGCTGTTCGAGAGCATTTCGTCGGTCAACAGACGGCGGCTCTATCCTCAAAACGGCGAGACCTATTTCGCCGAGCTTCGGCTCGAGATTGCGTTTGTCACGCGCGTGGCCTTCGAGCCCTCTATTCCCGATCAATTCGAAGACGTGAACGTCACCGGCAAGGTCGTCGGCGGATCGCCGCAGACGATGCCGATGCGCGGCCGCGTCGAACTGGAGCAAGATTGATGAACATCGTCCGCGTGAGACCCACAAAGTCCGATTACGAAGGCCTGCGTCATCCGACGCACGGCGCGATCGGGAAGGAAAGTGACTGGCCGGATGATCAGTTCACCGCGCGCCGCGTCGCGGATGGTGCGATCGCGCGCGTGTCGGTCTCTGACATCAGCAACACCCAACCGGCAGCCGCCGGCGGTGACGACAAATCCGCATCGAACTCCCGGAGGGACAAGTAATGCCCGTTTCGTTCAACCAGATTCCGGCCAACTGGAAGTTGCCCGGTCAGTTCATCGAAGTCGATCCCAGCAAGGCCGGCACCTTCACGGTGCGTCAGGCAGCATTGCTGGTCGGTCAGAAGCTCTCGGCCGGTTCGGCTCCGCCCAACGTGCCGGTTGCGGTCGCGTCGCAGGCCGCGGTCGATGCCTATGCCGGTGCGGGCTCAATGCTGTCGCGGATGGCGGCGGCATTCTTCGCCAGTAACCTCGCTCAGGAACTGTGGATTCTTCCGCTTGTCGAGCCCGCCGGCGGCACCGCGGCGACCGGTTCGATCGCTGTGTCCAGTGCACCGACGGCATCCGGCGTTCTTTCGCTCTATGTCGCGGGACAGCTGGTGAAAGTGCCGGTTACGGCGAACCAGACGACGGCGCAGGTTGCGACTGCGATCGCCGCGGCGATCAATGCCATGACGACGCTGCCGGTCACGGCGGCCGTCTCTTCGTCCACGGTCAATTTGACCTGCGATTGGAAGGGCCTCACGGGGAACGACATTCAGTTGTCGGACAACTATGAAGGCCTGATCGGCGGCGAGCAGATGCCGGCGGGTCTCGCGCTGACCTATACCGCAATGGCCAACGGCGCCGGCGCGCCGGATATGTCGAGTGCGATTGCCAATCTCGGTGACGATCCCTTCGAATTCGTCGCCATGCCGTTCACCGACAACACGTCGCTGAGTGCATGGGAAACCGAATACGGCTTCTCGGACTCCGGCCGCTGGGGCTGGATGCGCCAGGTCTACGGTCATGTCTTCAGCGCGAAGCGTGACACCTATTCGAACCTGATGACTTATGGTCCGAATGACAATTCCGGCATCGTGTCGATGCTGGCCGTCGAGCCGCTGGTCCCTGCAACCGTCTATGAGATTGCTGCCGGCTACGCCGCGAAGGCGGCGCGCGCGCTCAGCAACGATCCGGCGCGGCCCCTGCAGACGCTGGAGTTGGAAGGCCTCCTGCCGGCGCCGAAAGGCCGTCGCTTCATGCAGACGGAGCTGAACAACCTTGCGGGCGTCGGTCTCGCGACCCAGGGCGTCAGCGCCAACAACAAGATGATGATCCTGCGCGAAAGCACGCGGTATCAGAAGAATACGCAGGGGCAGCCGGACAACGCCTACGAGCTGGTCACCACGCTCGCCACGCTTGCGGCGCTGTTCCGTCGTCAGCGCGCGCGCATCGCCGGCAAGTTTCCGCGTCACAAGCTGGCCAATGACGGCACGCGCTTTGGTCCCGGCCAGGCGATCGTCACGCCGAAGATCGTCAAGGCCGAGCTGGTTGCGCAGTACGGCGAAGACGAATTCAACGGCCTTGTCGAGAACGTCGGCGCGTTCAAGGCCAACCTGATCGTCGAGCGCGACACCAACAATCCGAACCGGCTGAACATCGTTTATCCGCCGGACATCATCAACCAGGCGCGGATGTTCGCGGTGCTGGCGCAGTTCCGCCTGCAATACGACACCAGCGCCACGACGGTCATTTAAGCAGCGCTGTTCTAGGCAGCGAACACAGGAGAGACTTCCATGGGACAGCGCTTCGCTGGCATCGCCTACGTCAAGGCCGACGGCAACCAGCTTCCGCTCAAAGGCAACTACACCGTCAGCCCTTCGCGTGTCGAGCGCACGGGCATTGCCGGTCAGGATTACGTGCATGGCTTTGAGGAAAGCCCGCGCGTGCCCTTCATCGAAGGCGACATCTCGCTGTTGGCGGAGGTCTCGATCGAAGACCTCGAAGCGATGACCGATGTCACCGTCACTGCCGAACTCGCGAACGGCAAGGTCTATGTGCTGCGCAACGCATGGACCAAGTCCGCCTTCGAACTGAATACGAAGGAAGGCACCGCGCGGGTTCGCTGGGAAGGCACGGATTGCCTGGAGATCGCGTGATGGCCGACGCCATCAGGGTCGCCCTCGTTAAGCCGGTGAAAGCGCAGGGTGAGGAAATTTCCGAACTCACCCTGCGCGAACCGACGGGGATGGATATCGCCGAAGTCGGCGGTCCGCCTGTTCTCCTCGATATGACGTCCGATCCGCCGGCGGTCACATTCGATGGGAAAAAGATGACCGCGATGCTGGCCCGCCTTGCGGCGGTGCCGCCATCGACAATCAAGGCGCTGTCGGCGGAAGACTGGACGACCGCAGCGTGGTCGGTCTCGCCTTTTTTTATTCCGAAGCTGGGGAATCCGCCGCCGGCTCCGGCGACTACCTGATCCGGCGGTGTTACGCGCTGGCGCGCTATTACCGCCAGCATCCCCGCGCATTCCTCACGCTGCCGTTTTCTGAAGTCGAGATGCATCTCTACTGGACCGAACAACTGATCCCTGAAGACGAGTCCGACGCATGAGCGAAGCCGAAACCCTGCGCATGGTCGCCGAAGTTCAGGACCGTTACTCCGGTCCCCTTCGCGCGCTCCGGGCTCAGCTTCAGTCCATCCGGCCGACCCGCGAAATGCAGGCCGTCAAAAAGGACTTTCAGGACCTCGGCAGCGTGGTTCAGGGTGTCTCGACTGGCATGCGCACCGGTCTGGCGCCGGTTATGAGTTCATTGGGCGTGGGCAGCATCGGCGTCGCCGGCGCTGTCGCGGCGCTGGTTGGTGGTCTCCGCAATCTGACGCGGGAGAACATCGCGATGCAGCGCGTCGGCCGCGAAACCGGATTTGCAACCGAGAATCTGCGAGAGTTTCAGGCAGTCGCGCGGAAATTCGATATCGCGCCAGATGAGGTCCAGGGCGACGTCAAGAACTTCGCCAAGAACATGTTCGAACTTCGCCATAACACGGGCGAGTTCATGCTGTTCCTGCGTAGGACCCCGGCCGGACAGGAGTGGGCGGACAAGCTTCGCAAAGCGAAGAATGACACCGATGCGTTTCGCATCGCCATCGAAATGCTCGCGGCGCAAAAGGATCCTATCAAGCGCGGGATGCTGGCCGGCGCGGCAGGTCTTCCAAGCTTCACCGGTGTCGATGATCTGAAAAAGGCACGCGAGGCTCTGTCAGAAGCCCGGTCGGAACATGGTCAGCCGAACGTAAAGCTCGATCAGGCCGCACGCGAAGCCAACAATGCCTGGATGGAGTTTGATAAGGCGATCAAACAGCTTACGGTCGATACACTGCCGTTCGCCACCAGCGCAATTCGGGCGTTTAGTTCGACGCTGAAACAGATGTCCCAAGATGGCGACACGCTCATCAGTTCACTGGTCAGCGGTCTGAAAAGTCTTCAGACGATCGACCCGGTCAAGGATGGTGCGCAACATCGTCAAAATGAACTCGCGCGGATGAAGGCGGAGCGCGACAGGGCCGATCGTGAGATCGATCGTCTTCAGAACGCCGGCGCACCGAAGGAGCGCGTCGCTCCCCTGATCGAAAAGCGCGATATGATGGATGATCAAATCCGTCAGTTCGAAGAAAAGATCAAGGAAGGTGCGCGCGACGGCGTCAAGGAAGGCCTCGAAGCCGTCAAGCGCATGAGCCTGAATGGTAGCGCCGGGTTTGAGGGTATGGTCCAGCGGGCATCCTACGGTCCGAGCGGTGCCGGCCGTCGATCGACAGCGACCGGCGAGGGCGCAACACCATCTTCTGGCGCCTCAGGTGGGGCGGATGAAGCGATTCCGAAGCGTGACCCGGTCGGCCAGACTGGCCGGGAGCGCATTCAGTCGTGGCATAAGTTCCTGACCGAACGAATGGGGATGACCCACGAGTCCGCCAAGGGCGTCATCGCCAATTTCCAAGGCGAAAGCGGCCGGAACCTGAACCCCAATCTGGTCGGCGATGGCGGTACGTCTTATGGCGTTGCGCAATGGCACGCGTCGCGCTGGACCGACCTGAAGCAATTCGCGGCGAAAAACGGGCTGGACTGGAAGACGACGGAAGCGCAGCAGGAGTTCTTCCGCCACGAAATGACGCGGAAGTTTTCTGGTCTGACGCAGTTCCTGCAGAACAATCGTTCATCGGAAGCGGCCACGCGCCGCATGGTCTACGAATTTGAGCGGCCCGCGCGTCCGGCGGCGGACACAGCCAAGCGCCAAGGTAATATCCGCCCGCTCGGCGCGCTGCTGGACCAGGAAAATCAGCGGGAGCGTTCCGCGACAAAGGTTGAAGGCAGCGCAAATCTGCGGATTGACCTCAATGGATTTCCGAAAGGCACGAAACTCGATATGTCCACGGGCGGCGGCTTGTTCGAGCAGGTGCAGGTCAATCGAGCGCCAGCAATGGCGACGGCGAGTGAGGCGGAGTAACCTCAGTACGGGTCAACGTATCGCGGCAATGCGGGGAGCCCGCGGCAATAGCGCCTTTGGATATAATCGAACGCCCAAAGCACTCTGCCGACGTTCCCAACTACTGTGAACGTAGCTTCCTTAGAGCAGCGCTGTGATACGACGTTCTCCGGGCGAAAATTTGCAGAAGAAAAATCGGATAAAGTCATCTCACACACGGCCGGATCGCCATGAACGGTGATGAAGGTCACGTTCCTGACAGTCGGATCGGCGTTCAGTTTCCGAAAATCGAAAACGAATAGAGTTTTAGCTGTATCGCTTTCGATTAAAGCGATCTTGCACGGCTCACTTTCGGTAGGAGCAAAAATCGCCTTTCCGTTCCGAGTGACGACCGTAGTCCCTTTGACCTTCGGCGTCGGATCACCCGTCAGAAAGAAAGCTGCAGCTTCAACAATCGGCACATCGCGCTCAATTAGCTGAGCCGACGTGACGGTTGGGGCCAAAAGCAGCATAGCCACTAGCAGCCGCATTATGCCTCTCCCTGACACGACCTGGCGTCGGAACTTGCGGCGCGCATCCTATCGCGGGGCTCCGTTTCATGTCGAGCAGGCCGCCGGAATCGGCGGACGCCGCGATGCGGTGTTCGAATTCGCGAAACGCGATGATCCGTATACGGAGGACATGGGGCGCCGTGCCCGTCGCGTCGTCATCACCGGCTATGTTCTGGGAGACGATTACGAAGCGCAGCGCACGGAATTGATCCGGGCGCTCGAGGCCGAAGGGGCGGGGATGCTGGTGCACCCGTCGTGGGGTTCCCTGCGGGCCAATTGCAACGGCTTCACCGTCATCGAAAATCGCCAGAAGGGCGGCATGGCCACCTTCGAAATGAACTTCGTCGAAGCCGGCGTCCTGTCATTGCCGGTCGCGACCGATACGGCGGCGGTCGTTCGTAAGGGAGCCGATGCCGCCGCCGCTGCCGCTGCGGCTGTGCTGGACGGCGTCAATACATGAACCTCGCCAAACGGAAAGTGGAAGCGGCTGCGCTCCGCGCGGCGCTGGCTGGGCTTATTGCCGCGCCATCGGACCGCACGACGCTTGCGGCCTCGGCTTTGCGCCGGGCGGCCGGAGAACTGAGTGCCGATGCCGAAAGTGCGCTCGAGGCTGGCACCGCCGGTACGCGTCTGCGTGCCTGTTTCACGCTGCTACTGACGGCCGGCACCACGCTTTCGGCCGTCGATGGGTTTCGCGCACGGATGAGCGGCTACACCGGCACGGTGGCCGATGTCGCGTTCTGGCTGTCCTTGATCGCCACGGCGCGCATCATCGCCGATACGCAGGTGCGCTCCCGGGCCGATGCGCAGGATCTTCTCGCCTATGTCGCACCGCTGTTTCAGGGCGCGATCGATGCTGCCGGCGATCGTGACGATAGCGCGATCTATCTTGCGCTGGTCAGCTTGCGGGCCTCAGTCACGCGCGATCTGGTCGATCGGGGCCGGACCCTGCCGCAGGTTGTAGCTTACGCAGTCGGGTCGCTGCCGGCGGTCGCGCTGGCCCAGCGTCTTTATGCCGATGCGACGCGGTCGGACGAACTGATTTCCGAAAATCGCGTCATTCATCCTGCCTTCATGCCGGCGACAGGTGTCGCGTTCTCGGAGTGACGCATGCCGCGTCCGGAAGAGTATTGTGAGGTTCAGGTCAACGGCCGGAAATATCGTGACTGGACGGCCGTGCAGGTCGTTCATGACATGTCCGATCCGATGTTCCGGGCGACGGTGAGCATCGTCGAGCCGGTGACCGGCACCACGGCGGCGCAGACGAAGGTCCGCCCAGGCGATGCAGCCTCTGTGACGCTCGCGGGTTACAAGGTCATCGATGGCTTCGTCTGGCTGCGTCAGCCAGCTTTCGACGCCTACCGCAAAGGCGTGCAGATCGGCGTCGTCGGAAAGACGATCGATATTGTGAAGTCTTCGGTCATCACGAAGACCGGAGAGTTCAAGGGCTACACGTTTGAAGCGATTGCGCGGTCGGTTCTGGCGCCATTCAACGTCAATCTGGTTATGCGGAATCCGCCGGCGGGGGCAGAGCGCCCGTTCGATCGTGTTCATGTGCATCCCGGGGAGACGGCGTGGCAGCTCATAGAGCGCCTTGCGCGTGTGCGGGGCATCACGATGATCAGCAATCCGGACGGCGATCTCGTAGCCGGGCAGCCGGAGAACGGCCCGTCTCAGGCCAAGCTGGAAGAGGGAAAAAATATCTGGCGCGCGCGGGGTGTCATTCGCGACGACGCCATGAACGGCCAGATTTACGGCGTCGGCCAGGCGCCGGGAAGCGATAACCGGAACGGTGAAGCGGTCGCCTCGCCATCGGCGTTTCTCGAAAACCCTCTGATGCAGCGCTATCGTCCGTTGCTGCTGATTTCGGAACAGCCTTCGACGAAGCAGGACCTGCAGGATCGTCTGGAGCGCGAAAAGAAGCAGCAGGCCTACACCTATCTGCAGCTCTTCATCACAGTGCAAGGCTGGCTGCGGCCCGATGGCGCGATCTGGGAAATGGGCAAAAAGGTCACGCTCAATTCTCCGACGTGCGACATCGAGAACACCGATCTCGCCATTCAATCCGTCACATTCGAGCAGAGCGATGAGGGTACCACGACCACGCTTGAGTTGGTGACAGAAGCAACGCTCGGTACGGGCGGAGTCGCGACGGGCCCAGGCGGTGCGACATGACAATGCGCAGCAACACAAACGATGCCGCGCGCCGTAGCTATATCGGTATCAGTCGCGGCCTGCTGATCAAAAGCAACGATGATCCGAAGCTGCAGGAAGCGAATGTGCAGGTGCTGGCCAACGAGCAGCACACCGGCATCGAACGCTTTCAGCAGTATGGCGTTTCCTCCGTACCGCTGCCCGGCGCCGGCGGAAAATATCCCGAAGCCATCATCGCCTACCTGGGCGGCAATCGCTCGCATCCGGTCATTCTCGCGGTCGATGACCGTCGGCACAGGCCGAAAGGCCTCAAGCCGGGCGAAAGCGTGCTGTATGACGATCAGGGGCAGCGCATTTACGTGTCGCGCGACGGGATCAAGATCGATGCCGGTGCCGCGCAAAAGCCCCTCACGATTACGAACGGCCAACTCACTGTGACCTTTGCGAAAGATAAGGCCACGGTGAAGGTCAATAACATGATGATCGTGGTGAAGCCCGATCGCATCGACCTTGGTGCCGATCCCGCGCCATCGGCTGTGGTCACGGTCGATGGACCGTCCTCGAAGGTCTTCGCGGTGACCTGATGACTGATATTCGTGTTGTGACCCGGGCTGAACTGATCGGAACCGCAGCCGATTGGTTGATGCTCGGCGATGGCTCACTCGACGACAGTCACGATCTGGCAACAGCGGTCATGGTCGCGTTGGGTACGGATCGACTGGCTGAAGCGGACGATGTTCTCCCGGATCCGGGCAGCACCGACCGGCGCGGCTGGTGGGGCGATACGGACGTTCAGGAAATCTGGGATGGCTGGCCGATCGGGACGCGGCTCTGGCTTCTCGAGCGCGCCAAGATCACCGGAATGGCGGCGCGGGAAGGCGGGCTGCTGATCCGCGCGGAGGATTATGTTCGCGAGGCGCTGCAACCGTTCATTGATCAACGGATCGTGTCGCGCATCGACGTGCTCGCGTCGCGCGATGGAGTGAATGCGGTGTCGGTCAAGGTGGTGCTGTATCGCGGGCCGCTTCCGGCGATCGCGCTGCGCTTCCTCGATCTCTGGACGGAAAGCGGAAACTGACATGCCCTGGACGACTCCAAGCCTTGCCGATGTGCGCCGTCTTACGCGCGACAACGTTGCGGCCGCACTGCAGGGCGCTTCCGTCATCGGAAATGGTGTGCTGCCGAAGGTCGCGGACGCGATGTCGGCGCTGGCCCATCTTGTGCTGCGATATGTGTTCTGGGTCTCGCAGCAACTCCTGCCCGATACGGCAGAACGGGAATGGCTCGACCGGCACGCCAATATCTGGATCGGTGGCCGAAAGGACGCGACATACGCCGCCGGCACGGCCACTTTCACGGGGATCGATGGGACGGTTCTGCCGGCCGGGACAAGGCTCGCCGCTGCGACCGGTGGTGTGCAGTACGAGACGACCGAGCAGATCACGATTGGCAGTGCGGCTACGCCGGCGGCCATCCGAGCGCTGACGCCGGGATCGGCGGGCAATCAGGATAGCGGCGCCTCCCTTAATCTTTCGGGTGCCGTTGCCGGCGTCGATGCAACTGCCGTCGTAGTCTCGCTGATCGGCGGCGTCGATATCGAGAGCGACGATAGTCTGCGGGAACGTGTCTTGTTTCGCATCCAGCGCCCTCCCATGGGTGGCGATGCTGACGACTATGTCGCGTGGACACGCAAAATTTCCGGCGTCAGCCGGGCTTGGTCGTATCCGAACGAAATGGGCATCGGCACCGTTACCGTTCGCTTCATGATGGATGAATTGCGGGCCGGCCAATCTGGCATTCCGCAAAGTGGCGACATCGATGCAGTGCGCGCCTATCTCGACACGGTGCGTCCGGTCGCAGTGAAGGATTTCTTTGTCGTCGCACCGATCCTTCAACCGGTAAATTTCACCATCACGTCCCTGAGCACCGACAACGCCGCCACCCGCGCCGCCATCGCGGCGGCCGTAAAGCAGATGCTCATTGAACGTTGTCCGCCAGGCCAGACCGTCTACCGGTCATGGGTTGACGAAGCGATCAGCGGCGCCATTGGCGAAGACCATCACGAACTGACCTTCAGCTCTACCGCGATGCAGTCGCCCGGTCATATCCCGGTGCTGGGAACGATCACCTATGCCTGACCAGCAGCTGCGCCGAGGGGGCGCGGAGTACGCGCACGCTCTAGCGGCGCTGCTGCCGCGCGGCATCGCTTGGCCGCGCGACCCGCAAAGCGTGCTGATGCGCGTTATCCGCGGCCTCGCCGAAATCTTCGGCTTCGTTGACGGCCGTGTGGATGACCTGCTGAGGCGCGAAAGCGATCCACGCGCGACAATCGAGTTGTTGCCGGAGTGGGAGCGGGCCTTCGGTCTCCCGGATCCCTGCGTCGCCGAGCCGCTGACGATCGAAGCGCGCCATACCGCGCTGCTCAATCGCATGACGACCGAAGGTGGTCAGTCGCGCGCATTCTTCATCGGCGTCGCGGCAAAGCTGGGCTACACGATCGCCATCCGCGAACACGCGCCGTTCATGTGCGGCATATCGCAGGTCGGCGACACGCGCGCCTGGATTCCCCCGGTATATCCCGCAGGCGCTCCGCATTCGGACGATACCGTGTTCAGCGATGGGCGCGGCTACGGTCAGGACTTCGTGCCCTATGGCGGGCCTCGCTGGGAAATTGGGCCGCCTGAAGTACGCTTCTTTTGGACTGTGTCGCTGTCATCGCCGCGCCTGAGCTGGTTTCGCGTGGCTTCTGGTCAGACCGGCGTTGACCCTCATCTGCGCATAGCGATCGCGACTGACCTTGAATGTGTGCTCCGGCGCTGGAAGCCGGCGCACACGGAAATCGCTTTCGACTACTCCGGCATCGACGCTGCCAATCCGATGGCCGGAACGCCCTGATCCTCGCGTTTTCCGTCAACTCCAAGAGACCATAACGATGAAATACAATCAGCCCTTCGGTGCGGCGAATGAAGACGCGCCCTATGTCAATGGCAATCCCGCCACGGGAACGCCTGGCTCGATTCCGCCCGCAGCTTCAATTGAGCATCCGCAGCGCGAAATCCTGAAGGTCATCACCGAAGCTGGTCTGACGCCGAGTGCGACGGACCTCACGCAGCTGTGGCAGGCGATCAAGGCGATTGCCGCACAGCAGGCGACGCAGGTCGTCGGCGACGGTCTCGAGGCGCTGAACTTCACGCTGAGCATTCCGTTTGCCAGCGTTGCGGGAACGAACGCACTGACCGGCACCTTCGAGCCCAACCCGGGCAATCTCTATCTCGGCATGGTGCTGCTGATGAAGATTGCTAACGCCAACACCGGTGCTGTGACGCTCAATGCCAACAGCAAGGGAGCGAAAGCGGTCGTGAATATCGACGGCAGCGATCTTGCGGCCGGCGCGTTCATTGCAGGCAGCATGGTGCTCGCCGCCTATGATGGCACGAAGTTCCAGGTGTTGCTGGTCAGCAATCCGGCGCAGGCGATTGTGCAGAAGCCCGGCGTGACCGGTCAGCTGGTGATGGGCCTTGGCAATTCGGTGCTGCCGTACACACTACGCGCCAATGGAGCGACCTTCCTTCGCGCGTCCTATCCGGCCTTGGCCGATTACGCGCTCAATTCGGGCCGCATCGTTTCCGAGACAGACTGGCAGGATGCCAGCAAGCGCCTTTGGACCGCATTCTCATCGGGCGATGGCAGCACGACGATTCGTCTGCCCGATCTGCGTGGTGAATTCATGCGCTTCTTCGACGATGGCCGCGGCATAGACGTGTCGCGCGTTCTGGGCAAGCAGCAGGCGGACAGCATTGGGCCCTATACCGGGACTTTCTCATCAAACGTGATTGGCGGGATCGGCTATCAGGTACAGGCTGGTGGCCCCTTTGCTCCGGCAGCTGACGCTGGCTACGGTCTCATTCCGCAGCCAGCCAGCGGAAACATCAGCATCGCCGGTACCGCGTCGGAAACCCGGCCGCGCAATGCGGCCGTCATGCCCTGCATCGTCTATTGAGGCTGGTCATGAGAATCTATCTTTTCGACTACGAGACGCGCGCATTCCTGAATGCGCAGACACTCGACGACAGTTATCGCGATCCGGCCGATCCGGCACGCTATATGGTTCCGGGCAATGCGACGGAAGTCGAGCCGCCCGTGTATGGTGAGCGGGAAGTTCCGGTTCTTGGACCCGCTGGCCAGTGGACCGTTGTCGCCGATCGCCGCGGTGAAGTCTGGTTCGACGCGAACGGAACCCCTGTGTTCATAAATAAGCCAGGCGATCCGTATGCGCTGGGCCTTTCTCCTGAAAACCCGCTGACGCCGCAGCAATCCCAGGGTTGAGACGATGCAATTCAACGCGAACGAAATCTGGGCCGATGACGGTCCGGACGGGCTCCCGCTTAAGCCGAGCAAGCCGAAAATCCGGACGTGGGGTACGGAAGTCGAAGAGGCTCTCGCCGGTAAGTTATCCCTCATCGGTGGGGAAATGGCCGGCGATATTGCGATGGCGCTCCATCGCATCACCGGCCTGGCTGCGCCGTCTGCCAGCGCCGACGCCGCGACAAAGGCTTACGTGGATGCGTTGCTGGTCGGTGCGGCGCTGTTTCAGGATGTCTGGGACGCATCAGTAGGTACGTTCCCGAGCGCGACGGCCAAGAAAGGGAATTTCTGGGTCGTTTCCGTGGCTGGCACGGTCAATGGTGTGTCCTTCAGCGTAGGCGACAGCATCTATGCCCGCGTCGATAATCCCGGCAACACGACCTATGCCGGAAAATGGCAGAAGCTCGAGGGTAGTCTGACGCTGGCGGAAGTGCAGGCAGCCGTCGGCTTCACGTTCGGATCGCTCGCGTCGCTGTCGTCCGTCACTGCCTCGCTAATTTCGGATGCTTCGGCCAACGGCCGCAGCTTCATCATGGCGTCCAACTACGCGGCCATGAAGTCGCTTTTGGCGATCGCTGCCGCTGACATTACGGATGCAAGCGCCAATGGCCGCAGCCTACTCACCGCGGTGAACTACGCAGCGATGAAAGCACTCCTGTCGATCGCCGCCGGCGATGTGTCCGGCCTTGGCGCTGCCGCAACGCTCGGGCTGGGTGCGGGTCTTTCCAGTTCGGGTGGGAATATCGTCGCCGCTGTCCAATCCGTCGCGACGCTCACCGGCGCGATCACCGCCTCTGGTCTCAAGACCGCGCTTGCGATTACCGAAAGTGACGTGTCTGGGCTTGTCGCTGATCTCGCTTCAAAGGCGGATGCGTCCGCCGTGACAAGCGCGCTTGCGGCGAAGGCACCGCTCGCGTCGCCGACATTCACTGGAACACCGGCCGCGCCTACGCCGACGGCGAACGACAATTCCACGAAGATCGCGACAACGGCTTATGTGGACGCCGCCGTTTCCGGCGCTGGCGGCTTCACCGCCGCGGCCGCTGCCGACTTGTGGACTGGCACGAACAACGCCAAGGGCGCGACGGCTAAGGCGATCGCCGACGCTGAAGCGTGGGTAGATATTGCGGACGCGGCGACGATGACGCCAGACTTCACGGCGGGCAAGAACTTCCGTCTTGCGCCCGCCGGCATGGCCGGAAACCGAACACTGGCGTTCCCGTCTGCGGGCCTGATCCCGGGGCGCGAAATCATGCTCGCGGTGAAGCAGGACGGCACTGGCAGCCGGACGCTGAACGTGTCCGCGTCGGGTTATTGCCACGATGGCGATACTGCGTTCGTCATCGGCACAGCGGCAAGCAAGTGGTCCTTCTTCCACGCGAAGGTTCTGACGAACACAAAGGTTCTTCTTCAGCTTGTCGCTGTGAACGTCACCGTTTCGGGGTGGTAAGTCATGCGCGGCTTCGCTGTCATCGTCGGATCGCAGACCTTCAGCACTGCCGGAACATTCACCTACACGGTTCCGAAGGGCTTTCGGCAGATCGCCGCAACGGTTACGCCGGGATCGCCAGGGGCACCGGGGGCGCCCGGCAATCCGTGCTTTAACTGCGGTCCTAATTCGGCAACATGCGGCTTCGCCGGCAGCCCCGGCTCCCCATCAAGCTTCAGGGGCGCGGGGACGGCGACATACCTGCGCGGCGGCGCGACGTATATACAGCCGCGTAGCGGTATCACTGTGGTCGTCGGCGCTGGCGGCGCTGGCGGACCCGGCGGCAATGGCGGGCCGTATTCGTCGCCCGGCGCGCCGGGAAGTCCCGGCCCGGCTGGGTCTGTCGTCGTGAACGTCTCCTAAGATGGTCTGGAAATTCTCGCGGCTTCCGCCGCAAGCGTGGATCGCTTCGGACGAAGTATTTTCAGCCGATGAACTCGCGAAGATCGTCAATCTTCCGAAGCCGGAAACTGTTGGCGCCATCGGCTGCGATGTAGTGGACAAAGGCATTCGCGATAGCCGTGTTCGCTTCATCGCCCCTTCGCCGGAAACCGAATGGCTTTATCGGCATATCGAAGGCGCGTTTAAGTTCGCGAACGATCACTTCCACCTGAACCTTGCGGGGATGGGCCAGCTACAGCTTACCGCATACGAAGGCGACAGCGCGGGGCACTACGGTGCGCATACTGATAACGGTTACGGCGAGCAGCCCAGCAATGACCGCAAGCTGAGCATGACGGTTCAGCTTTCGGACGCCGAAGAATACGACGGCGGCGAACTTCTGCTGTACCCGCACAATCTTAACCCGGTGACGATGCCAAAGCGGAAAGGGCTGACCACGTTCTTCCGAAGCCACGTCATCCACGAAGTTCGTCCAGTGACCAAAGGAACGCGCCTTAGCCTTGTGGCATGGGCGTTCGGCCCTGTCGAAAGAATGTAAAATGGCACAGCCAACGGTGACGCCCGCGCAGATCGGTGATCTGAACACGCTGATTTATGACTTCGCCAAGCCGGGCGACATTCTTCAGATGCACAATCACGACGAAGAAACTTCGCACGTCATCATTGTGGCGCGCGGGTCGGTCGTCATCCTTGTGCAAGACCCGCAAAATGGCGGCGTGAATAGTGAACACCACGAAGCCGGCGCAGTTATCGACACGTTCGCGGGCTTCCCTCACGGCATTGTCGGCGTCGCTGAGAATTCGCGAACGGTCCACATTCGAAAGCATCTGACGAAGTCTGCAGGGTCGGAAGGCAAGGCGGGCGCGGCCGTCTGACACCTTGTTTCAAAAGCGTCCCGCTGAAGGAGTGCGATCAATGCGCGCGAAGGACAGACTGACCGGCCAAGAACGCGACGTGACAGAAAACGACGTGGTGGTGAACGGCGAAATCGTCGGCACCGATCCCGATCCGAACGTTCGCGAACAGCTTCGCCGTGAAGCGCAAGTGAACCGCGAAGGCGATTAACGCAGCTTTCAATCTGTGAATCACAAGCCCGCGTGGGAAACCGCGCGGGCTTTGTCTTAAGCGGAATTCAAACATGAAACGCGCCGTCCTCGCCGCGCTTTGCGCGATTGCGTGCATGTCCGCGACTCCTGCATGCGCAGGATCCTCCGCGCCATTGTTTGGTGGCCTCGTTGCTTCTGCCCGAAGCTACATGGGCACCAATCCGACCGGCCGTGCGCGGCTGTGGTGCGGTGACTTCATGGCGTTGATTGCGCCGTCGGCTGCCGCACGTATCAGCAATCCGCGCTCGGCTCGGGCTTGGGCAGAGCTGCCGCGCGTGGCTCCCTATGTCGGCGCCATCGCTGTTCTATCGCGTGGCAAACGGGGCTCTGCGGGGCATGTCGGTGTCGTCTCGGGCTTCACCGATCGCGGCGATCCGATCATCATTTCCGGCAATTATGGCCGGGTCGTCGGCGATGGCGTCTATCCGCGCCGCCGGGTCGTCGCCTACGTGGGCGGCTAAGGGCGAACATGCTCAGCAGCTTCGCGCGTGCGATCGCTTCGCGCCTCGATAGCTTCGCCGCATCCATCGTCGCCGATCCGGACCGTTCCGCGGCTCCATCGCGACCATCCGACACCGCCTTCATCGCCTGCGCAGCCGTTCTGACGATCGCCGTCATGACGGTGCTGCTCGCACAAATCTGAGGACATCCGATGACGATCCAGCTGACCGCGCCGATCCTGCGTCAGATTTTCCCGAAAGCGCCGCAGGAAGTCATCGATGCCTTCGTTGCAAAGCAGGACGTGCTCGATCGCGTCGGCGTCACGCATACGCGGACGCGCCTGTCGTACTTCTTCGCGAACATCGAACACGAATGCGGTGGTTTTACCATCAAGAACCTGACGGAGAACACCAACTACACGGCTGAACGCGCTGCCGCTGTATGGCCGAAGCGCTTCCCGCCGGTGGTGAACGGTAAGGGCGATCCTGCCGCTGTTCGTCGGAAGTACGGCACCGCGACGGGCTGGCAATACCGAATGTTCGATGACATTTACGGCAACCGGATGGGAAACCGGCCGGGGACGAATGATGGTTCGACCTTCATCGGCCGCGGGGGTCCGCAATGGACCGGTCGCGATGGTTACGCGCAACTCGCTCGCTTTCTCGGTCAGGACGCGGTCGCGTTGCCATCGCTTGCCGCTCGATACGATCTTCAGCCGGAAGTCTGCGCAGGTTTCTGGGATTGGAAGAAGCTGAACGCCAAAGCAGATACGGGAGATTTCAAGGGCGCGGTCCGGCTTTGGAACGGCGGTCAGATTGGCCTCGCCGATCGTGAGGCCGCGATGGCCGGGAATGATCCGTTCATCGCGCGCCTACAGAATGTCGATCGCATCATGCCGCAGGCGAAGGTGCTGCCCGGTTCGCCGCCGACGCCAGTGCCGCCTAAGCAGGCCATCGACGATGCGACCAAGACCGAGCGCAAGGCGCGTGCGGCCGGCGCTGCTGGTGCCGTCGGCGGTGGTGCCAACGAAGTCGCGAAGACCGCCGATGCCCCGGTGACGACGGCCGGGACGCAACAGCCAACGAAGTCGCCACTTCTGCCGACGCCCGCCGCGTATGGACTCATCGCAGCTGGCATCGTCCTCGCGATCGTCGCGACGGTGCTCATTGCCCGGAAGACGAAAGCGGTCGCGGCCAACTGGTTCTGACAAACGGAGAACGTGTCATGTGGAAGCTTGCCGTCGCAGCCCTGGTGCTGCTGATCCTGATTTACATTCTCGGCGGTCGCGCCTGGCTGAAGACGAAGCCGTGGGCTGCGGGCTTCTTCGGGTTCGTCGAACCGCTCGAGCTGGCGCTGTATCGTAAGTCCGAGACGATTCTGTTCGCGCGCCTGAAGATGCTTGTGGGCGGACTGCTGTTCCTGCTGACGCAAATCGGCGCGGTCGATGTCTCGCCGTTCATGTTTTTGGTGCCGGAGGCCTATCAGGCTTACGCGCATCTGATCGTCCAGTTTCTTCCGCTGCTGATCAGCGCGGTCGGTGCGATCGACGAATGGCTGCGGCGTGACACCACGAAGCCGCTTGCGGTCGTGGCGATCCCGGATAGCGCGCCGGCGGTGGTGCTGCAGCAGGTCGCCAAGGTCGAAGAACAGAATGTCCAGGCCGTGGCCGCAATCGCAGATGCGAAGGCGTCGGGGGCGGTCTGATGGACTGGACCGATCTCGGAAAAATCGTCGCACCGATTGCCCCGACCTTGGGCGGGTTGCTGGGCGGCTTGATTCCGTTTCCCGGCGGGGCGATCGCGGGGCAGGCGCTCGGCAACATCATCGCTAAGCAATTCGGAGTGGAATCGACGCCCGCGGCCGTCGCCGGAGCGATCGCGGCATCTCCGAATGAACTCGCGATCGCCAAGCTTCGCGCCGCGGCCGATGAGGCGAAGGCGATGTGGCCCGCATTGGCCGAGATCGGCGCGGCGGAAGCGACGCGCGACGCCGCAGTGGTGACGCAGACCAACGAGACGATGCGTGTTGAGCTGCAGAATCGTCATTGGTTCTTCACCGGTTGGCGACCGATGGCGGGCTGGATTTTCGACGGCAATGCGTTTGCCTTCGGTGTTCTGCTGATCTGGGCTGGCGTTCACGCAATCGGCGGCGATCGCGAACCGCTCCGCGCGCTGGTCGAAGCATGGCCGCTGTTCCTCGCCTATTTCGGCACGCTTGCCGCGATGGTCGGCGTCTACATCGTCGGCCGTTCGAAGGAGAAGACGTCGGCCGCCGACACTGCTGCCCAGGCTGTGCCGGCGGCGCCCAAAAAGAGATAGGGTCGCGGTCGTGGAACAGCTGATCCCCGAAGTCTTGAAGCTGGGTGCTCCAGGTCTGATCATCGCGCTACTGGTCTTCTTCCTCCTGCGTGAATGGAAGCGCAGCGATAAACTCGCCGAGATCATTTCCGAGCTTCAGGAAAAGCGGGTCACGGAAGCGTCAGCATCCACGAAGGCATTGGAGGGGAACACGGCTGCCCTTCAGGTTCTTAACGAGACGGTGAGGGGGCTTTCACGGCGAGGACATTCGCAATGAAGGTGCTCTGGAAACGGTTGTTTGGACGCTGCCCGGAAATCGCGGCGGTAATCGACCCGGCGACGAAGCGCGCCACGGCGCGCGCTCTTGGCGACTTGCGACGCGCCAGAAAAAGCAATGATCGAGCGATCAACGACATTTTGGCTTCCCTTGCACATTGCAAACCGCAGATCGGCAATTCCGCGCGCCGCTAA